GACAAGATTGGTGATTGGCTTGCCAAGACTTGGGTGAGTGATCTTTGTGAACGGATTCATAAAATCCGTGGTGAACGTGATATCAAGGTGCGTATCGACAAGTATGATACTTGGTCAATGGATCACACTCTCGCCTATATCATCCTTCCAATGCTCAAGCAACTACAAGAAACCAAGCACGGTTCTCAATTGGTTGATGACGAAGATTTGCCTCCATATATGCGATATGGCAATCCTGATGGTTATGATAACTGGGTTCATTACAGATGGGAATGGGTTCTCAATGAAATGATCTTTGCCTTTGAAAGCAAACTTGATGATTCCTGGGAAGATCAGTTCCGCCATGGTGAAACAGATTATGAGTGGACTCTTGTTTCAGGCAGTGAAGATGATGAAAACGCCATGTATCAAGTAAATCAAACCAATCCAGACTATTGGGTTGACTTTGATGGCATGAAGTTGTATAATGACAGAATACAAAACGGCTTCCGACTATTCGGAAAGTATTATCAGGGTCTATGGGACTAAGGAGATTGCGTATGATTTTTAATGGTAAGAAAGTTGATGTCCTCGCTGAGGAGTTTAAGCAGCGTGCCTTTGATGGCAAGTGGGAGAGAATTGTCAAGATTATGGATCTTGATAACACATACACCTTTATAGGTGAAAATGGGAGCCGAATGAGCCACATTCCTACGAAGTGGGTCACGGTCGGCGTTTATGACTATCTAATGGAGATTGTAAACTAATGGCAACAAATGTAACACTTATCAAGTTCCTCGGTGGTGAGGAAGTTATCGCTGAGGTTCTATCAGAAACCGATAGCACACTTACAGTTAAGAATCCTGTCCGTATCGTTGTTATTCCGGACCGTATGGATGCCAAGACACCACAGGTTGGTCTTGCTCCATATCTACAGTTTAGTGAAACGAAAGAACTTACATTCAATCGTAACCTGGTTGTAACAACAGCAGTACCACTAACAGACTTTCTAAATCAGTATAACAGTCTGTTCGGTGGAATCCAGTTACCTTCAAGCAAGATTATCACACCTTAATGAATAACTTTTATACTAATGTTGAGGTATGGGGTGGCAAGATCCTGTACCGTGGTGTCCAGAATGGCCGTCGGGTTAGTCAAAGAATTGATTATAACCCGACGCTATTCGTGCTTTCCGACAAGCCAACAAAATACAAGACCATTCACGGACAGTATGTTGGGCCTGTTAAGCAAGGTTCAATCCGTGAGGCTCGTGACTTTATCAAGCAATATGATGGAGTTGCAAGTTTCAAGATTTATGGCAACAATCGTTATCAGTATTGTTTCATTGCTGACGAGTTCCCTGGCCAGATTGATTGGAACATCAACGACATTAACGTTGCTAACATCGATATTGAAACGGGTTCTGACAATGGCTTTCCTGAACCTGACGATGCCAATGAACCTCTAATAGCTATCACAGTTCATATGAATAACATGTTCACTACATTCGGTTGTGGTGACTATGATAACACTCGTGACGATGTGATCTATTACAAATGTTCGGATGAGTTTGACCTTGTCCGCAAGTTTGTTGGCTGGTGGCAATCTAACACACCTGACGTTGTGACTGGCTGGAATATTGAAGCGTTCGATATCCCTTACATGGTCAACCGTATCATCAAGCTATTTGGTGATAGTGAAGCTAAGAAGCTATCACCTTGGAATGTTATATCTCCACGACTCGTTGACGTTGGTATGAAGAAGGTGAATACTTATGGTATTCTTGGTGTGCCTCTACTTGATTTCATGAAGCTATACCGCTGGTATGCTCCTGATGGCAAGTCACAAGAATCCTATAAGTTGGATAATATTGGTCATGTTGAATTGGGTGAACGCAAGTTATCATATGACGAGTATGGCTCTCTCCATAACCTGTATAAAGAAAACTATCAAATGTTCATTGACTATAACATCAAAGACGTTGATATCGTTCGCAGGTTGGAAGAAAAGCATAAGCTAATTGAATTGGCTCTTACTCTCTCATATGATAACAAGTGTAACTATGAAGATGTGTTTACACAAGTTCGCATGTGGGATGTTATCTGTTACAATCACCTCAAGGCAAAGAACATTGTAGTTCCACCTATTGAAAGGCATGAGAAAGATGCTGCATACGTTGGTGCTTATGTTAAAGACCCTATTGTGGGTTTTCACAATTGGGTGGCTTCTTTCGATGTTAATAGCGAGTATCCGTCTGTTATTATGGGAAGCAACATTTCTCCCGAAACGATTGTTGAGGCTGACGATTATACTGATGATATGCGTCGTCTTATCTCCGATGGGGTATCCGTTGATAAACTTCTTTGTAAGGGCATCGACACATCTTGCCTTAACGCTGACAATGTTTGCCTGACAGCTAACGGTCAGTTCTATCGCCGTGACAAGCAAGGCTTTATGCCTGAAATGATTGAGAAGATGTTTGCTGACCGCAAAATCTATAAGAAGGCTATGTTAGATGCTGAAACAAAATACGAGGTTGAGACTGACCCGCAAAAGAAAGCACAACTCAAAAAAGAGATTGCTAAGTTCAAGAACCTGCAACTCTCTAAAAAAGTTTCGCTCAATTCGCTATACGGTGCGTTGGGGTCTCAATACTTTAGGTTCTTCGATCTACGGAATGCCATCGCCGTCACGACCACTGGTCAGCTTTCGATCCGCTGGATTGAAAACTCAATCAACTCATACCTAAGAAAGGTATTAAAGACAAATGAAGATTTCGTTATTGCAGTCGATACTGACTCCGTGTATCTTAACCTTGCAGAAGTGGTACATAAGACGCTGCCTGGTGATGTTAAAGATCCTGCGAAAGCCATCCATTTCCTGGACAGAGTATGTGAAAGTAAACTGCAACCTGTTATTGATCAGGCTTGCGGAGAACTTGGCGAATACACTAACGTCTTTCAACAAAAGATTGTCATGAAGCGTGAAGTCTTGGCAGACAAAGCAATCTGGACTGCCAAGAAGCGATACATTCTAAACGTCCATAACTCCGAGGGTGTGCAGTATGCCCAGCCAAAGAAGAAGGTTATGGGCCTTGAAATGATCAAGTCATCCACACCTACAGCATGTCGAGAGAAACTAAGGGAATCTATTGATGTTATCTTTGATGCAGATGAAACGGCTATTCAGTCTTTCATTGAAACTTTCCGTGGTGAATTTGAAACTCTGCCTTTGGAAGACATTTCATTTCCTCGTGGTCTTAATGCACTCGTTAAGTGGCATGATAAAAAGAACTTATATGCATCCGGAACTCCTATTCATGTCCGTGGTGCTATCTTATATAATCACCTTCTATCTAAGCATGACATTACTACTAAGTATCCTCTGATTCAGACTGGTGAGAAACTTAAATACATATACCTGAAAGAGCCAAACCATATTCAGTCAAATATCATTAGCTTCCCAGCCAGTGGTTTGCCGGAAGAGTTTGACTTGCACAAGTATATCGATTATAATACACAGTTCGACAAAGCCTTTCTTGAGCCATTGAAGATCATTCTCAATGCTATCGATTGGAAGTCCGAACGTGTAGCAAGCCTAGAGGATTTCTTCTCATGAGTAAACCAATCAATAAGATTGTCATTGTAGGTGGTGGTTCAGCCGGATGGATGACCGCTGCTACTCTTATACAAAGATTGCCAGGAAGAGAAGTGGTTCTAATTGAGGATCCCAACACCCCTACTGTGGGTGTTGGTGAATCCACTTTAGGCTTTATCAATGAGTGGTTGCGTCTGTTGCAGATTAAAGACACAGACTTTATGAAAGCATGTGATGCCACTTATAAGATGTCTATTAGTTTCACTGACTTTTATAAGGTAGGTTCTGGCACCTTCCACTATCCTTTTGGTGGTATTGATGTTACAGGTAACAAGTATGCCAAGAATGATTGGTATCTAAAAAAGTTTCTGTATCCTAATACACCAGTTTCGGACTATGCTGATTGTGTCTATCCAATCATGTCACTGGTTAATGCTAATCGTATTTCTCTAGATGCAAAGATACCTAGTTTTCTATTCCAGAGAGATGTTGCATATCATTTCGATGCGGTCAAGTTTGCTATTTGGTTGCGTGACAAGTATGCCGTGCCTCGTGGTGTGAAACACATTAGAGCATTGGTGAGTGACATACCAACAAATGAAGATGGTATTGAAAAGCTGGTTCTTGATAATGGTGAGGAGATCACCGGCGATCTCTTTATCGACTGCACAGGCTTTCGATCAATCCTTCTAGGTGGTGCATTAAAAGAACCATTCATTTCATATGATGACATTCTACCAAACAACTCGGCATGGGCAGCACAGATTCCATACGATAACAAGAGGGAAGAGATTGTACCATACACCGATTGCTGGGCTCTTGGTAATGGCTGGGTCTGGAATACTCCACTGTGGAGCCGTCTAGGAACTGGCTACGTTTTCTCTGATAAGTATATCTCTAATGAGGATGCTCTAGAGGAGTTTAAAGCCCATCTAAAGCGTAAAGGTAAGCTACATGAAGATCAGAAGTTCCGTCTAATCAAATTCAAGACAGGCATTTCAAACCGTCTATGGGTTAAGAATGTTTGTGCTATTGGTCTATCTGCTGGCTTTATTGAACCACTAGAGAGTAATGGTCTTTATTCTGTTCATATGTTCCTTGTTCGTTTGCTTCGTGCAATCGATAGAGACCAAGAGGCACATATGGTTTCAGAGTTTGACCGTAATAGTTTCAACTGGTCATGCCGTTCAATGTTTGATGGCTTCGCCCAGTTCGTTGCACTACACTATTCACTCTCTTATAGAGACGATACCGAATACTGGCGTGATGTTGGTAGAAGAAGCTATTGCGATGTTGATAAGTCTCTGCATCGTGGTAATTCAAGAGACGACTCATTCATTCAAGCATTTGATGCCAAATACAACGTAACAAGGTTTAACAATGATGGTATGAATGCCGTGGCTACCGGCTTACATTACTATTCTACAGACTTACATTTCATTCATTCAGCTAATGATGCCGAAGTGAACTTAGCAGAGGAGTTTGAAGAAGTAACCAAGAACTTAAACACTAAGAAAGACCTTTGGGACTATCTAGCGTCCAAGTGTCCAACCGTATATGACTTTACCAAAGAAAGGATCTATCATGGCGAAGAATAAGAAAGACGAAAAGTATAAACATTCACCTGCTCGTCTTTATGAGTTTGTGCCAGATGAGAGTATAGATACCAATAACATCATCGAACTTGCTAACGTGGTTCGTGTAGGTGTGGGTGGTGACCTGTTAAAGAAACTATCACCCGAATTACAAAAACACTTTAAGGAAGTTGCGTAACGAGATTGTTATAGCGACCGACTGACAACAAGGAGAAACTTATGTCAGATATTTTCAACCAGCTAATTTCAGAGATTGATAACGAGTATGCAGGCATTGTCGATGACGGTGTTGCTGCTGGTGACGTTTCAGGTTTCATTGGCACTGGCTCATATGCCATGAATGCCTTGCTATCTGGTTCAATCTATGGTGGACTACCACAGAACAAGGTTACAGCATTTGCCGGTGAGCCTTCTGTTGGTAAGACATTCTATGCTCTCAATGTGGCAAAGCAGTTCTTGGAAGATAATCCAAACGGCTTTGTTTTCTACTTTGAGTCCGAGTCTGCCATTTCTAAACAGTTTATTACTGACCGTGGTATTGATGCCAAGCGTGTGGCTATTGTTCCTGTTGCTACTGTTCAGGAGTTCCGCACACAGGCAGTCAAGATCCTGGACAAGTATATTGAAGGCAAAGAAAAGCCACCAATGATCTTTGTTCTCGATTCACTCGGCAATCTATCAACTGATAAAGAGATGCAGGACATTGCCGACGGTAAAGATACTCGTGATATGACCAGAGCCCAGTTGGTTCGTGGTGCTTTCCGTGTTCTTACACTGAAACTTGGTAAGGCACGAGTTCCACTAATCGTCACCAATCATGTCTATGATGTAGTTGGTTCATATGTTCCAATGAAGAAGATGGGCGGTGGTTCAGGTCTTGAATACGCCGCTTCAACCATTGTCTTTCTATCAAAGAAGAAGGACAAGACACTGGACGACGAGGACGGTCGCACCGGTGCGGTCATTACTGCACACCTCAAGAAGTCTCGCATGACCATTGAGGATCGCAAGGTAGAGACTTGGCTAAACTATCAGGAAGGTCTGGACAAGTATTATGGTCTATTGACACTTGCTGAAAAGTATGGTATTGTAAAGAAAGTATCAAACAAGTATGAGTTCCCAGATGGTCGTAAAGAGTTTGAAAAGGCCATCAAAAAGAACCCTGAAAAGTTCTTTACACAGGATGTTCTTGACTTGATTGAAGAAGGTTGTCAGGCTGACTTCCTTTATGGTAAATATAATGCGGAGGTAGAAGAAGATGGAACTGGGAACTGATTACAAGTTTCGTGATGATATGTTTGATGCGAAGAAGGAAGGTTCTACCTGTCCTATCGAATTAATGCTTGACCCTTTCGCAGGAGTGGTGTATCATTACACCACTGTCGCATTTAAGTTAGGTGAGGATGACATTCCTCGCATATCTTTTGAGTATGAGATTGATAAGACAAACGATCTATCTATGGTAACATTGAGGAAGAATGAAAAGTTCAATGCTACATTGGGCTTGATTTTAAATACTCTATTGTTAGATGCATCGGAAGCGGAGGGTATGAGTGAGACTGGAACAAACGATACTAAAGAACCTGATCAAGAACGAGGATTACACGAGGAAGGTTCTACCGTTTCTTAAAGAGGAATACTTTTCCAGTATGGAAGACCGGCTACTTTTCAACGAAGTAGCCGGCTTCGTCCTTAAATATAATCAACAACCAACATTTGATGCCCTTGACATTGAGATTAGTAACATTCGTGGAACGACGGATGATACTGTCAAGAACCTGCGTGAAACATTAAAAGAACTTAATGATGACACAGAAAAGACTAACACGGATTGGCTTTTAGACAATACTGAAAAGTTTTGTCAGGAGAAGGCCATCTATAATGCCATCACTACATCATTGGAGATTATGAATGGGCGAGGGAAACAGACTAAGGGCGCTATACCTTCTTTATTGTCTGATGCTTTGGGTATATCTTTTGATCCGAATGTTGGTCACGATTATATAGAGCAAGCGAATGATCGATTTGAATACTACCACCGTGTAGAAGAAAGACTGCCATTTGACTTGGATTACTTTAACAAGATTACCAAGAATGGCATTCCTCGAAAAACTCTCAACATCGTTATGGCCGGTGTCGGTGTCGGTAAGTCACTTACTCTTTGTCACTTTGCTTCTGGTTACATAAACCAGGGTAAGAATGTCCTGTATATCTCAATGGAACTTGCCGAAGAAGAAGTCGCCAAGCGTATCGATGCCAATGTTCTTAACATCTCAATGGATGATCTTATGGTTCTTCCAAGAGACCTGTATGATAAGAAGATTGAGAATCTTAAGAACAAGACCAATGGTAAGTTGATTGTCAAGGAGTATCCAACTGCCTCGGCGTCCACTGTCCATTTCAGATCACTATTGAATGAATTGAACCTCAAGAAAGGATTCGTGCCAGATGTTATCATGGTTGATTATCTTAACATTTGCGCCTCGGCTCGTATCAAGCCAGGCAACGGTGTCAATTCATACACCTATATCAAATCGATTGCCGAAGAATTGCGAGGATTGGCGGTAGAGTTCAATGTGCCGATTTGGTCAGCCACACAGTTGACCAGAGGTGGCTATGGTTCGTCCGACCCTGACCTTACTGATACTTCCGAGTCTTTTGGTCTTCCCGCAACTGCCGACTTCTTTGTGGCCCTTATTGTCACAGAACAGTTGGAGCAGTTGAACCAGATTATGGTTAAGCAATTGAAGAACCGCTATGCGGATCCTTCACGGCACAAGAGAGATGTCATAGGGGTTGACAAGACGAAGATGAGGCTGTATGATGTAGAAGCATCAGCAAAGGACATTGTTGATACAGGTGAGGATTTCAAACCTACTCCTGCACCAACAGGTAACTTCAAGAGCAACAAATTCAAAGGACTTAAAGTATGAAGCACTATGAATATTACCACGAGTTCGATGCCGATGACCAGCTATACTGGCGTGTGTATGAAAAGGCCAGTGAGCAGGTTGTTGCGGAGTTTTTCTTTGAAGATGACGCACAGGAACTATGCCAATTCCTTGAACGTGGAGGTGGCTTCGCTGGCTTCACTCCTTCCTTTATTCTACAGAAAGTTCCTGTGAAAAACATAAATGAAAATTTTTTGGCAAATTTTGCTTGACAAATCGTCCAGGTGCCTATATACTGTTCAGACAATAAGAGATTGGTTCCGTAGTTCAGCTGGATAGAACAGGGGATTTCTACTCCCAAGGTCGAGGGTTCGAATCCTTCCGGGACCGCCATTATATGAGGATGTGAAAGTGAAAAATTGGGATGCTGTTATCGCCATTGGCACTATTGTTGGTATGCTAACTACGGCCAGCGCTCTGGTGCTAGGCTGGATCTTCAATGTCGTGGCTATCTGGCATAGCATTGACAATCCTATAACGGCAAAGTTTATCCTTCGCTGCATCGGTATCTTTGTATTCCCCATCGGTGGAATCCTAGGATATCTGTAATAACTGTGGGGGTGGGTGTAAGACACAAGAGGGATTTATAAACCCTTTAGCGGCCGATTACCGTTCTCGACCAGGAGCGTTACCTGGCACCCCTACCAAATAAATGTCAACAGTCTACAAAGTCAATAGATTAGTGGTGCGTCAAATTGTCGCAGAAAAAAGTTGAAAAAAGTTCTTGACTTTGTGTTTTGAAGCCTATATAGTATGCGAATGATTGAGAGAGACAAGCGGATGAGAGACGAAACTGTTAAACGAGATTACTTTTGGATAGTTGAAGCCTCTGACCGTAACGGTCGGGTAAACTATCGTAAAGAGTACCATGATAAAGATGGTTCGGCATTCAAGGACTATACTCGCTTGAAGGCGCAAGGTACTGTTACCTTACAGCGCAAGTATAAAGAGTATAAGATTGCCTAACTAAAGGCTGTTTGACAATTGAATCTGGCTATAGTAATATAGTAATTGGGCTGCGGGTCGGACGCTAAGGCACGGGACTGCAAATCCTTGGGAACTCGGTTGAACTCCGGGGCAGCCCTCCATTACTATTACGCCAACGGATCAAACTACGGTTCGAAACGTTGACAAATGATACGGTAAGATTTGATCCGGACCTAGTTTCGATACAGGTGCAGATTCGGGAGAATCGAAGTAAATGGTAAACGGTGATAGGGCGACCTATTGGTCATTGTTGGTCCGTTGGCGTAATAGTAATATTCGGGTGTAATCAAATAGTAAGGATCGCTGGCTGTTAACCAGTTGTATGCAGGAGCGTAACCTGCCGCCCGAGCCAATATGGCTCCTTCGTCTATCGGTTAGGACACGAGACTTTCAATCTCGGTAGGGGGGTTCGATTCCCCCAGGAGTCACCAATTATGGACCTGTAACTCAATTGGTAGAGTAGCGGACTCTTAATCCGTGTGTTGAAGGTTCGATTCCTTCCAGGTTCACCAAAGATACTCCGTGGCAGCCAATACTTCCACAAGGGCACACGGGAAGGGGTGTGTGGAAGCATCCCGAGAGACAATGGATCCATAGCTTAATAGGTAAAGCACTGGCCTTTTAACCCATGGGATTCCAGTTCAAATCTGGATGGATCCTCCAATATGCGGGCGTTCTCCTGGGAGAGGACACAGCCTTCCAAGCTGTCGGAATCGGTTCGAATCCGGTCGCCCGCTCCAAGTTTGCGGATGTAGTATAAAGATATTACGATACGTTGCCAACGTATAGAAGGTGGGTTAGTACCACCCTTCCGCTCCAATATCTCCACGTATCCGCCGGCGCTACGAACGTCGAGTAAGGTAACTGGAACGTAAATGCAGGTTCGACTCCTGCCGTGGAGGCCATATAATGCTGGTAGGTCGGCAAGATGTCGAGGAGTCCTCATAAGGCTTTAAAGGTTGGTTTGATTCCAACTATCAGCACCAGAGGTGGCTGTCTAAGTTGTATAGACACGAACGAGGCTCCCTTGCCTCAACCGTTACAGTTTATTGCGGTCAGGTGGTCCGGAGACCATTCTTGTCTCATAAGCAAGAGAGCCATGTTCGACTCATGGGTCCGCATCCAATATTCCGGTGAAGTGTTACGGTAGCACAGGGGTCTCCAAAACTCCTAGCGTCAGTTCGACTCTGACCACCGGGGCCAGTTTTATCCGAGTGTAGCGCAGCCTGGTAGCGCATCTGGTTTGGGACCAGAGGGTCGGGAGTTCGAATCTCTCCACTCGGACCATTTAGCAGAAGGTGATATATAATGAATAGAGAACAACTAAAATTGCAGGCTATCTTTAGGCTTGCCTTGTTCTTTGCTATCGCTGTCACTGTAGGATTTATTGTAAGCGATATTAACATTCTAATGAGCCAATGAGGTAACAAATGTTTAACTTGACAGATGAAACAAGAAATGCTATTATCTCCATCCTTCGTGATAAGTTCGGTGTAACACAGACGGATGATGAAATCAATACGGTCATTGACGAAATCGTTGATACTGTAAAACGCCAGTTTGGAATGTAACATGTTAGAAGTATCACAAGAAGTTAAGCAACAGCATTTTGCTATTATAAAGAAACATGCTCCAAATCTAGATGATGCTACAATCAATGCTATTGTAGAAGAAACTACTGCACTTATAAACGATAGACTTTCTAAGTTAGTTGTTTTACCTCGTTAAGTTATAATGGAGAGTTGGCTGAGTGGTCGAAAGCGGCCGTTTGCTAAATGGTTGAGCCTTAATCGGCTCCATAGGTTCGAATCCTATACTCTCCGCCAGAATTGGAGGATGCCGTGCCTGGGGCACAAACAGTCTTGAAAACTGCGGCACCGAAAGGTTGATGGTTCGATTCCTTCATCCTCCGCCAGTTATCGTCGTTCGTCTATGGAGTTAGGACACATCTGCGGAGTCGGATGAAAGATTGGTGCAAATCCAATACGATGGTATTCATTATGCGGGATTAGTTCAATGGCAGAACACCTGTTTTACACGCAGGGTGTCGGTGGTTCGATTCCATCATTCCGCACCATAATTCCAGTGAATCGCTATGGACGCATAGAGGGGTTGCTGGCAGGGTAACGATTAGCAGAGAGGCGTGTGCAAACCTGCTACCACGTGCCCGTAAGTTTATGCCCCAATAGCCCAATTGGTAGAGGCGTCGGTCTTAGGAACCGAAGGTTGGGAGTTCGAATCTCTCCTGGGGCACCAATTGTAGTATAGGAAAACATTCGGGACGGAGAGCCTATACCTCTGTGAAGTCCCAGCCAATTAATGGCCCGTGAGTCAGCAGGTGTGGACACTAGCCTGTCACGCTAGGTAGAGGGGATCAATACCCCTACGGGTCGCCAGTTATGGGCGTGTGGCGCAATTGGGAGCGCAACTCCTTTGCACGGAGAAGGTTGGGGGTTCGATTCCTCTCACGTCCACCAAAGGTAGCCATGATCTCTGTTTCCAGAATTATGTCGGGTGGGTTAGTCGCCACAGGCCTGGACCAAATCATGCCTCTCGGTTCTATTCGTGACTGTCTAGGATTTGCAGGAGAGAGGGCGCTGTTGAGGAGCAGCAGGCGAGGGGTTGGGAGCCCCATCCTCATTTATTATGCTCGTATCGTCTAGTGGTCAGGACGCCACCCTCTCAAGGTGGAGAGTTCGGTTCAAATCCGGATATGAGCGCCATTTGTGTCTCTGGTGTAAGTGATCTGCACGACGGTTTGAAGCACCGTAGGACTTAGTTTGATTCTAAGGGGACGCACCATTATAGGTCAGTGACGTAATAGTAACCGTGGCGCTAACGCTGGGCGCTGTTGTTTTTCGTCCGGAAGAAAGACAACGTGTAGGTGCAACTCCTACCTGGCCTACCATATAATGCCCTCGTAGCCAAATGGTAAAGGCAATCGGCTCAAACCCGTAGATGTGTCAGTTCGAATCTGACCGAGGGCACCAATTTGCTGGGGTAGTGTAATGGAAGCACCCGAGGTTGTGGACCTCGGAGCCCAGGATCGATACCTGG